AACAACTTCCGGCTCATACACAATCCACACATTTAATTCTTCAGGAACATTTGCAGTTCGCAATGACCCTAAAGCAACTGGTGGAACAATTACATTTGATGGAACTAATTGGATTCACACATTCACATCATCAGGAACATTCACGCCGACTTCAACAATGAATGTTGAATATCTAGTTGTAGCAGGTGGTGGCGGTGGTGGTGGAACCACTACCGGCTATTCAGTTGCGGCTGCCGGTGGCGGTGCTGGTGGTTACAGAACCGCAACAGGATTTTCAGTTACTTCAAGCACAGGTTATACAGTAACGATTGGCGCAGGTGGAACAGGTGGTGCTAGTAATGATGGGGCAAATGGTAACGATTCAGTTTTCTCAACAATAACCTCAACTGGTGGAGGTGGCGGTGCTGTTCAGTCAAATCTTGGCACAGCAGCGGGTTTAGGTGGAACTGGTGGTTCCGGTGGTGGTTCTTCATATAACTTTGGAACATCCGCAAATCGTACCGGCGGAAGTGGAACTGCGGGTCAAGGAAATAAAGGTGGAGACGGGCGTGATGCTCGTGGCGGTGCAGGCGGTGGTGGTGCTGATGCTGCTGGAACAGATACAGACAGCAATGGTTTTGCCGATCCGAATACCGGAAAGAATGGAGGTGCCGGAAGTTCATCATCTATTTCAGGTTCTTCCGTAACTTATGCTGGCGGTGGTGGCGGTGGTGCCTTTAGTAATGGCACTACAAATGGCGGAACCGGAGGTTCAGGCGGTGGTGGAAATGGTGGCGGTGTAACAAGTGGAACTGGATCTGCTGGTTCTGCTGGTACTGCAAATCGCGGCGGTGGCGGTGGTGGTGGTGCAGGCTATTCCACTTTTGGTTTTGGCGGTGGCAATGGCGGAAGCGGTATAGTAATCATCCGCTACGCAGCCTAATTAGGGGGAAAATGACAAAAGATAAAGATGAAGGAACGCTAGCTACCCACGCTTACACTTATGAAGTCGTGATGGTTGTGCAGATTCTTGCCGAAGATGAGAAAGAAGCTCGATCTCGCCTAGATGGGCAGGGTGGCTATGTCACTTCACGCAAGGTCAAATTGAAAGATTCGATACCGTTATTCAATGGCAAGGAGAAGGAAAACTGATGGCACATTTCGCTGAATTAGATTCTGACAATGTTGTGCTTCGTGTAATTGTCGCCGACAATAAGGAATGGTGCGAGAACAATTTAGGTGGAACTTGGGTGCAGACTTCCTACAACACTCACGGCGGTCAGCATCCTGAAGGTCGCCCATTGCATAAGAACTATGCCGGTATCGGTTATCATTTTGACGGCGTTGGGTTTTATGCGCCTCAACCTTTCCCTTCTTGGATTAAGGATGAAGAGACTTATATTTGGCAAGCACCTGTCGCAATGCCTGATGATGGTAAATTCTATTCTTGGGATGAAGATTCACTCTCTTGGATTGAAGTCGAACCTTTAGTTTGATTTACGAAATTTCAGACATCGTTCGCACCATCGACGATCACATAGATTTATTTGAAAGCACGGGAGTCTTGTTAAAGGAGACAAATGGCCTCATCAAAACAACTCACCGTCACCGCTACCGCACAAATTCTAATTGAATCCTATGGTGAAAATCGTCGAGTAATAATTCATAATGCTGCAAGTCATCAATGCTGGCTTGGTGGCTCAGATGTTTCAATTTCAAATGGTTATTATTTAGACAAGAACACGAGTTTGACCCTTGATGTTCCTATCAAATCCGTGATTTATGCAGTCACGGAAAATGCACAGACAACGACTGTTTCTGTTCTCTACTTGGAGCCATAAGCAATGAACTTTCAGCAATGGGTCGGAATCCTTCTCGGCCTCTCTTCCATCTTGGCAGCTCAAGCCGGTCTAGTTAGATTCTTGACCAAGCACTACCTGACCGAACTCAAGCCAAACGGCGGATCATCAATCAAAGACAAAGTGAACGCCCTAGAGGAAAAAGTCGATTTCTTGACCGATATAGTGAAAGAAGCATTGAGGAAGTGAGCGATGAAACCGTTGGCGAAAAAGCCGAGCGATGCTGCCGTCGCGGCGTTGCGACAGGCGACTGCTGCTGCTCCGAAGCGTATGAAGGCGAGCGATGGACTCCTTCCTTCTGCTGCGCATCTAAAGCAAAATCCTGACTCAGACCACAACACAGGTCTTGCCTTCGATTTAACTCACGACCCTGACAATGGCATCGATGCCGGCGTTTGCTTCATCAAATGGCGCGAAGATGAGCGAGTCGATTATCTGATATTCAATGGCAAGATTTGGTCAAAGGCCAAAGGCGAACGCAAATACACAGGCAAGAATGCTCACACCAAGCACATTCATTGTTCAATCAAAGAATCACAAGGCAAGAACACCGCGCCCTGGTTTTGGTGGCTTAATGAACCAAAAGCCATCAATCAAGTGAAGGCTAAGTTCGCACCTAAGCGCCGAAAGGCTTTAGTTGCAGACCTAGAATGCACTTGTTGTAAGGTTCACAACCGAAAGGTCAAATGATGGAGCAATTCAAGCAAGTCGCCCTCACTTGGTTTCGCGCTTCGGCATCTGCCGCAATCGCGCTCTACCTTGCAGGCGAAACCGATTTGAAGACATTGGCAATGGCAGCTTTGGCAGGATTCCTCGGTCCTGTGTTGAAGTATCTTGACACCTCTGCGCCGGAATTCGGCAGGAAAAAGAAGTAACAATGACGGGGGCTATTCGGCTCAATGATTTCTTTGACCGTGTAGCTCTCATCAATCTTGACCGTCGCAAGGATCGACTTGGGCGGTTTGACATTCAAGCAATAAACCTCGGCATCGAATTCGTCAGATATTCAGCGATAGATGCCGAGGCTATTGGCATTTCAGGGGCCAAGGCTTGCGCAGCAAGCCATCGCCAAGTCCTCGCCGATGCCCTGGCCGATGGCGTTGAGCGATTATTTATCTTCGAAGATGATGCCGGATTTGATGCCGAATTTACTGACAAATTTAGTGCGATTGCCTCACGCCTACCTGACGATTGGCAGATGTTCTATCTTGGCTCTTGGCCCTACTCAATCATCGACATCGGCATTGAAGGCTTGAAGAAGACTCACGGAAATATCCTCACCCACGCCTACGGTGCCAAGCGAGAAATCTTCGAGGACTTAATCCAGGCTTCGCTCGATCCAATCAATCCAATCGATGCAGCTTATGGCCTGCTACATCCAAGAATCGTGACCTATATGGCTTCACCCTCATTGGTCACACAGACACCTGATTTCTCAGATATTCGCCGGCACGAAGTTGATTATCGCCGGCACATCATTTGAACATCTCATCCCACAGAGCGATTGCGCTTCCTTCAGGGAATTCTTCGCGGTTGAATCCGTGATACTTGAGTAGGTAGTTTGAGAGCGAAAGAGCGTGAGCGCCTTTTATGCGTTCGAGCGCATATTCAAGCCTTGAAGGATCATAAGTCAGGGCATATTCAGTCCAATGAATTGGATTAAAAGTTTCTTGCGGTAGCACATAACCGCCAAGACCAAGCTCTGAGATTAGGCGCGTGAGCAATATAGGCCCAAGGTTGTCATAAGCCTTGCCCTCTTCATAGATGCCCTCTTCGACTAACTTCCTGGCAAGCATCGAGTCGCTCGGATAACCGAGGACATTGTTAGTGACCTTGAATGGCTCTTGAAAGCTGAATAAATATCGGTCAAAATTCCAATCTTCACGCAGGCAAACCGTGTCTGCATCTGCCCAAATGAACTCTTCCTTTGCGAGCAGGTTATATCTAAATACATCCGAGAAAGCCGCGTAGGAATCGTGGCTAAGAAAGAGTTTTTCCTTCGGCACAAATTCGCCGGCATCCCGAAACTTTACCCCTTTGGGCGCATCAATCTGCCCATAAGTGAAGACTGTGACCTCGTGACCGTAATGTAGGAACGAGCGTATTGACAGGCGTTGAACGCCGGTCATTGGATTGTCGAACCAAAGCATCGCAATTTGCGCCATTGTCTAAGCATAGACCGCCGATGTGCTAACTTTCCCCTCCTTCAAGGAGGCAAAATGAAGCGCAAGCAAGTTCTACAAGCTGCCGAGCATCTAGCATCAACGGATCGAGAGCAGTCTTACGGTTCTCCATATCTAAACCATCTTCGCATCGCCGAACTTTGGTCTGCATATCTTGAGCATCCAATAACACCTGAGCAGGTTGCAATCTGTCAGGTGCTTGTCAAAGTTGCTCGTTCAATGGAGAGCTATAAAGAAGACAACTTCATAGACGGTGCCGCCTATTTCGGCATCGCGTGTGAACTTGCCGAAATCGCGCAAAGGCAAGGAAAAACCCCCACCTCGGAGAAATAACTCTGAGAGTGGGGGTTGCTTTTATTTAAGCGAACATCCTCTCGCTTGGCTCAGAATCATTGAGCAACTCATAAAGCGCACCGCTTGGATGGATAGAAGTCGGCGCGACAACATAACCATTGAATTTGATGTCAACTCCTTGGCGTAACTTGCCACCGAAGGTCGCTTCCTTGTTTGTCTTATAGTAAAGATGCAAGCCATCGCCGGTGCGAACGGTGAATGTGTCAAGATTCAAACCATCGGTGTCACCGCCATTGCGATAGTCAACATCGAAGACAACCAAGTTGCTCATCGCGCAGGCAACGCCGAAGTTCAAAGTCACTTCACGGCGGAACCACGAGGCGACCTCGGCAGGATCAGAAGTGGCGCATTTATAGCCATTCGAAGCGATAGGGAAGAAGGGCGTTTTCGCCCTTGGTGATACAGGCAGAACCTTCCAATCGCGCATCGCGAAGGCAATGGCGGTGTCACAGGTCGAAGTCATTTGACAAACTCCTTCAAGAAATCGACCACGACTTCTGACACAGTTTTGCCCTCCGCCCGTGCCTTCGCCTTCGCCTTTGCCCATAGTTGGTCGCTGACCCTAATTGAGCGAATCTTCTTCATTTCTTCTCCTTGTCACACTTGCACGGGTAGTGGAAACCTTGATGCCAATTCACTTGATGGCACTTATCGCATCGGCGAATCTCCATCACTTGCCTCGCTTCCACATATAGAACAGGACTGCAAGGCAGATGCCTGTCCAAAACCAAAACTGAACGAATGCTTGCCAACCGGCAATGTGAGTGCCGAAGAGTAGGTCGGTCATTAGAATTGCCTCGCATCAAAGTTGTCTTTAGTGTAGAGAGTAATTGCGAATTGACCTGACTCGTCATCAGTATCGGCAAGTTCAACGATGTTCTCATACCAACCTTCGTTTGCAACAACTATCTGCACATCGTCAGGATATTTTGACAAGAACATTCTCATTTGTCCGACTGTAAGGATTTCTCGGTCGTGAGTATCTTTGGCAATCATTATGCAATTTCCTTTCCAAGTTCAACATAGTCGCCGGTCAAGGTGTTGCTGATTCGCACATCGCCATTGGAATAATCCCAACGAAGCAATGTAGGAATGCCATTGCAAACCTCAAGGCATTCTCCGTATTGGTTGGCATCTTCGATGTCATTTTGACTTTCGCTTGACCAATTACAAATCAAGCAAGTCACTCTTTGAATGTCGGTTGTCATTATGCAACCGCCTTTCCGTAAGCGTTAACCCAAACATAGTCGGTGTTAAATTCTGACCATCCGCGATAACTCAAGGCGATTGCATCAAGTTCTGCGCGGATTGCATCATCGCCGTTGTATTCAATGTTTATGACTCCAACATAAGTCTTGCGAACTGAGAACTTGTAAGTTGGAAACTTTGCTTTAAGTTCTGCCCGAATCGCCTTTGCGGTTTCTACGGTTGTCATCTTTTCGCCTGTTCTTTAGAGCTACTGTGCTTCGCTCCAATAAGAGGACTCTAGGGCTTGTCTATACGGCTGTCAATACACAACCCAATGACACGCCGGAGGGCTTTCGGGTAGGGTGTCTGCCCTTCCCCTCATACTTATCCACAACCTAAGAAGGGGGAAATGATGCTGATTTATCTATTCGTGGCTCTAATGGGCGTTCTAGGGCTTGCCTGGGGTATCCTAGAGCTAGAAGACCGCTACCGGCGAAATGAAGGCACACGCTCGATCCGAGCCTTCAAACGCCAACAAGAGGCTATGGCGAAGGCTTTGAGCCGATGAGCCTGTTCTCAGTCCACAACTCGGTCGATGGCTCGCTGATCATCTACCTAGAGGAAACCGAGGCAAATCTTGACCTGCTTGAAGATGTGGTCGCTCAGGTGCCTCTATTTCACATCGCTCAGGTGCGCGACCATAGCCACCCGAACGCACTCAAGGAATTCGGCCCATCGCCGATGATTGACAAGGTAAGAGCCAAGGTGCCTTCCTTTGTCACCCGCGTTGCAGCTATGAACGAGGAAGAGGCGGTGGCGCTGGCGCAACAATTAGTCGAAGCCGTTGCCTTTGCCCGTGCCATTGACGGTCGCCCTGTCAAACTCGAATTGGTGAAATAATGGCTAATCCCAACGGTCGCAAAGGCTCGGCGTTTGAAGTCGCGGTGCTCAAGTGGTTGCGCTCTCGCGGTGCCATCGCCGAGCGTTTGCGCCTGACGGGATCAAAGGATGAAGGCGACATCGTTGCCATTATTGCCGGAAAGACTTATGTGCTTGAATTAAAGAATCGCAAATCAATCTCGCTGCCGACCTTTTGGGATGAGGCAGTCAAAGAGGCGAAGAATTACGCCAAGGCTCGCGGATTGACTACAACTCCGCCGGCGTTTGTTGTCATCAAGAGGCGCAACACAGGAATTGAAAGAGCATTCGTCATTCAAGACCTTGAGAGTTGGTTGCAAGAGAGAGAATGAATTTCTATGAATTTTTCCCGACATTGCCGAAGTTACCGAATGCGCTCTGTCGCGAATTTGAATTTCCCGACTTATTTTTCCCCATTGGTCGGGTTGCCGAGGCAAAGAGCCTCCCGCTTGCGCAAGCTATTTGCGCGGGCTGTTCGGAAAGAAAGGAGTGCTTGGAATACGCGCTCGCTGAAGAAATCCCTTACGGGATATGGGCAGGAACGACTCCCGAAATGAGAGGAATTACTGTCGAGAAGCGGAAGAAGTCGAGGATGAATAGAAACATCGCCGAAGAAATCCGTGAACTTTACAAGCAAGGGCGCACTCATAAAGAAATCGCAGGCATCTTGAAGGTGGATCAGTCTTATGTGACTAGAGCTATCAAGAGAGGCGCGAAATTGGAAGGAGAAAACCAATCACAACCAATCGCTCGACCCTTCGAGGGGTCGCAATCATCATCGGGGTTTCAGCAATGACATCAATGATTGTCAATGCTGGCTTTGCACCGCAAATGGCAGTTCCCGCATCCGTCGTCACGGTCTATGAGCCAAGACCTGCTCTAAAGCAAGTCAACGCGAAAGAAGTGGCAAGGGAATTGCTTACAAAGAAGGAATACAGATGCCTCGCCAAATTATTAGGCAAGGAATCTGCTTGGAAGGCATCGGCGCAAAATCCGACATCTTCCGCTCAAGGAATCGGGCAGCTCTTAGATTCCACCTATCGCAACCTTGGAATGAAACATTCGAAGGCTTCGGTGCCGCAACTTGTGGCAACGCTGGCGTATATCCATCGCCGTCACCAAACACCTTGCTCTGCCTGGCAACATTTTGTCAGTCGTGGCTGGTATTAAATCCCAATAGGGGGAACAAATGACAATCCAAATTGACAACAAGAGCGTGATTCTCGATGAGAACACCGCTCAATGGTTGAAGCAATACCGCGATGCTTTATCCAAGGTCAAAGAATGGCAAGAGATTGCCGACATTGCGCGGTCACACCTTGAGGTTGCTCTTGGTGAGAACGAAGTCGCCATCTATCAAGGCCAAGAGGTCGTGAGATGGTCAACTGTGACTTCAAAACGATTCGATGTGAAGAAGGCTCGTGAGATGCTTCCTGGGAATGTAATCAGCCTCTTCGAACTCGAACAAGTTACACGCAGATTCACGCTAGTCGATCAGGACAAGGAATGAGAAATAAAGTGACCTTTCCTTCCATCGAGGAACCGACACACATCGACCTTCCTGATTACGACGACGATGAGGATGATGAATGACATTCACTTCGCCTCATAAGCCGAACAAGGCTCTTGCTATGGAGCTGGCACAGATGATTCACGATGCCGGCGTTTGGACTCCACGAGCCAAGCAAGTAGCCATCGGCCCTTCCGAAATGGGTCACGAATGCACTCGCCGACTTGCCTACAAATTACTCGATTGGGAACAGGTAAATGTTTCCTCATCTAGTAATTGGGCAAGTCAGGTGGGGTCTGCAATCCACGCTCATCTCGCTGACATCTTCCGCAAGAAAGAAGGCTTTGAAGTAGAACAGAAGGTCACAATCAGAGGACAACTTGCCGGCACGGTCGATCTATTCGACACCGTGCGTGGCATCGTCATCGATTGGAAGACCACCGGACATTCAAAGCTTGACGAATACCGAAAGCGCGGAGCGACTCAACAGCACATCACTCAGGTTCAACTTTATGGCTATGGCAAAGCGCAGACCGGCGCGAAGGTCAACAAGGTCGCACTTGCCTACCTGCCAACATCAGGAACTCTTGATGACATTCACATAGATTTGCACGATTACGATGAGGCGGTCGCATTGAAAGCCTTGTCACGAATTGATGACATTCACACCCTCCTTGCGCAACTTGATGTTGAAAATAACAGCGCAATGTGGGATGTGATACCGACTGCACCAAGTCGAAACTGTAATTGGTGCCCATACTTTGCGCCTTATTCACAAGAGAGCGCCAAAGGCTGCGCAGGTGACACCAATGGATAAGCCCACAATGGTTGTCGAGTTCTTTCCGATATGGAAAGAAAATGTCTTGCGATTTGTTGCAAGATGTCTCGGCATCAGAGGCGTTCCTGTTGGATTTATTCACTATGAAAAAGAATTTGATGACAATGAAATGACTGTCAATGACATCAAACGCAATAACGAAGAAAGCCAAATGAATAGAAAGGAAGAAAACGGGGATGACATTCTCAAGCCCTAACACCGCAACCGAAGGGGTCAAGGTCGCCGACCTAGCCAATCACCTTCTCATCATCGAGCCTGTCGAATATAAGACCGGCATCGATACCGTTCACGGAAAGGCAGAAGCCGTAGAAGTGAACATTGTTGACCTAGACAATGGCAATGCAACTCACAACTCATTGCTTTGGTTCAATGTCGCACTTCGCAATGCACTCAAGACCAAGATTGGTCAGAAGGTGCTTGCAAGAATTGGACAAGGAACTGCCAAGCCTGGCAAGAGCGCACCTTGGATTCTCATTGATGCAACCGGCGATGCCTCGGCCATAGCCAAAGCCAATGCCTATTTGACACAGGCACCGGCACCGGCGGTGGCTGCGCCTTCGCCTGTGGCACCGAAAGCCAATCTTGATCCGAACAATTTGCCACCTGAAGTCTTGGCGTTGCTTGGACAGTTAGGTAAGCAAACTTAACAAAAGAAAGAATTGAGTCGGGTTCTTCGCCGTTCCCTGACTCAATAGTGAGAGCTTGGGAGCCACATCAGGGGGATGTGTAGGTGTTCGATTCGCCTATCTCACACTTGAATCAAAATAAAGGAGGGGCAATGGCTGAGTATCTTTACAGGTGCGGAGCGTGTTCGGATGTTAAGAGCATCTATCGCCATATCTACACCGATGGCAACATCGATGCGCCAATGTGCGACAAGTGCTTGATTCCAATGACTCGTGATTGGTCAATCGGCGGTGTCATCTTCAAAGGTGATGGATGGGCGGGCAAGTCGTGAAGTCATTTGCAACCTATGGCGAAGATGCAATCTTTGAAGGGATATTGAGTCGCCTTGAATGGGTCACAGGTCAAAGAATTGGGATGCAGACATTCATTGAGATTGGCGGTTTTCATCCAATCATCGATTCAAACACCTATCATCTCTACAAAGAGCGCGGATGGGCAGGATCAGTCTTTGAGCCAAATACGGTTCACAATTACTACTTCGAAACCGACCGACCACGAGATAAGTTCTACAACCTTGCAGTTTCAAAGATGCCAGGTGAGGCAGAGTTTCTAATCTTTAGCGATGGCGACAGTTCGAACACCATCAATGCGAACTTTGCCGAGGAAAAACAGAAAGCACAAAGAACACCTATTGCTCGCAAACAGAAGGTGGAAGTCGTAACGCTCAATCAGGTCTTTGAGCTACACAGAGAAGTCTTTGGCAATGCCAATCCTTATTTGCTCTCAATCGATGCCGAAGGTGAGGATTTGGCAATCATCACCGGATGCAATTTCAATGAATATCGCCCGAAATTCATTATGATAGAAGATAGACCAGGCTTATCGTATTTTCCGAACCTTGGAATGATTAGACCGGCATTGGCAGAGCGCAATTATCATCCGATTGCCTCATCAATCTTGACGACAATTTACATCGATTACTTGAGCAAAGAATCTGAGGATTATGACAAGATGGGGCGGTTTGGGAATTGAAATGTCGTCACATCTACGAATCAGTTGGGCAGGCAATATGCCCTGATTGTGGTCGTGACACCCACGAGATTGATTGGGAGTTTCAAGCAGAATTACATCGAAGATGGATAGCGGAAGGAAAGGCAGATTGGAATGTCTGCCCACAAGGAGGAACGATTCGGGGATGGTGGTCGATTTAATATGACAATGACGGGGGTTTCTCTCTTTGCCGGTGTTGGTGGTTTTGATTTGGCGCTTGAGCGCGCCGGTGTCCGCGTCGTTGCAAGTGTCGAGTGGGATAAGAACGCGCAGAGTATATTGAGAAAAAGATTTCCGAATGCAGAAGTATTCGGCGACATTCAGGGGGTAACAGGTGAGCAACTTATTCGAGCAGGATTTGATCCCGACAATGGAATCATCACAGGAGGATTCCCCTGTCAAGATTTATCAGTTGCCGGTAAGCGAGCAGGATTGGCAGGAAAACGGAGTGGTCTATTCTGGGAAATCTGCCGACTCCTTGACGAGACTAGAGCGCAAGCGTTTATCCTCGAAAATGTGCCTGGTCTTCTTTCCTCAAATGAAGGAAGAGATATGGCCGTCGTCATTGAAGCGTTGGTGCAGCGCGGGTATCGCGTGGGATGGCGGGTGCTTGATGCTCAATACTTCGGAGTTCCCCAACGCCGTCGTCGAGTCTTCATTGTCGGATGTGCTCGAAACTTCGGGCGAACACCTGAAGAAATACTCGCTATCGGCGAAGGCCGCGCAGGGTATCTTGCGACGGGCGGGAAGACGAGGAAAACAACTGCCGGAGCCACTAGAGCAAGCTCTCACTCAAGTCGCACAATCGGAACTTTGACGAGTGCAGATTTAACAAAAGGTCAACAAACTAATGAGGGCGTAGCTGCCGGATATTTACAGATTCAAAATGTGGTTCACGAAGAGTAAAAGAGCGCAGTCAAGTGAAGATGACGAAACTTGGGTAGCGGGGGGGGGTTGTGCCGACTTTGAATGCTTTTGATTGCGGTGATACAAGAGCGACAGTCGTGATTGTGATGAGAGAACGAGAAGGAAAGAGCGGGGGGGGGAAGGGAGCATTGTTAGCCAATGACATCACTTTCACTTTATCGACCAGCAACTTTCACACTCTCTTCATTTTCGAAGCCACAAGAGTTGAAGATGTCAGGATTTACGAAAACTATTGTCCAACGGTTGCGACATATTGGGGAACAGGGGGAGCGCGTGTGCCTTATGTCTACGCGATACAGGGAACGGTGATCGGTAGAAATGATGAAGCAGGGCCGCAAGGAAAAGGCTTTGCCGATGATGGTGAACCGATGTATACATTGGATCAAGTTTCAGGTCACGGAGTTGCACAGGTCTATCCAATCGACACTCGCAATGCTTTGCGTGATCCTGAAAAGAAAGATGCGCAGAATCGTCAAGGACTAGGCGTTGGCGAAGCAGGCGCACCGTCACCGACTCTGACTGATGTTTTCACGCCAGGAATCGGAACTGCTACACAAGTTCGTCGCCTCACACCGACAGAATGCGAACGACTACAAGGATTTCCTGATGGTTGGACTGAAGGGCAAGCAGACTCTCATCGCTATAAGCAGATGGGCAACGCTGTCGCCGTGCCGGTTGTTCAATGGATTATTGACAGGATGACAAAATGAAAACTGACATCTTGTTGCGAGCCTTGGAGTTAGCAAATCAAGGTATCTCGGTTGTGCCGGTGGCAACTGACGGATCAAAGCGCCCTGGGATTAGCTCGTGGAAGGAATATCAAGAGCGCAGACCAAGAACCGATGAATTGATGACTTGGTTTGCAGATAGTCAAGGCGTTGGTGTCATCTGCGGAGCAGTATCAGGCAACCTTGAGATGATTGAACTTGAAGGCAGAGCAGTTGCCGAGAAGTTACATATCGAACTTAAAGAACTAGCAACTTCATCAGGTCTTGGCGATGTTTGGGCAAGATTGAATGATGGCTATGTAGAGATGACACCATCGGGAGGCTTACATTGGTTATATCGCATCGATGGGGTTGTGCCAGGAAATACCAAACTCGCAAGAAGACCAGGTCAAGGCGACAAGATTGATGTTCTAGCTGAAACTAGAGGCGAGGGTGGCTTTGTCATCGTCGCTCCGACAGGTGGCACCTGCCATCCGTCAGGCGGAGCGTGGACAATGCTTGCCGGCTCGCCTAAGTCAATCCCGACCCTGACCGTTGCCGAGCGCAACCAACTTCACTCACTCTTTGCCACATTCGACTCAGTTCCAAAGATTGAATTCGTAACCGATGACCTAGTGGCAAAAGGTGGCAACTTAACACCTGGCGATGATTACAATGCGAAAGTCACTTGGGAGCAGATACTAGAACCGCTCGGCTGGAAGAAGGTCTATACCAACAAAGCCGGTGTGACGAGTTGGAGGCGACCAGGTAAGAATGAAGGTATCAGCGCCACAACCAATCACGCCGGCACCGACAAGTTCTATGTCTTCTCATCATCGACAATCTTTGATCCTGAGCGTTCCTATTCAAAGTTTGCAGTCTTCACTCAAGTAGAGCATCAAGGCAACTTCTCTGAAGCTGCCAAGGCGCTAAGAGCGCAAGGCTACGGTCAACAAAGTCAAGAACTTGGAACCTTAGAAGTCCACTCGCCATCGCTAGTGCAACTGCACGATGAAGAAGGTCAGGTGATTGAGTCCTCTTGGATACCGAAGCAAATCGTTGAGACTGACCTGGCCGATGAAGAGCCACCCTCAATGCTTCGCCGTGAGGATGGCAACTGCCTGCTCTATGCTGGCAAGATAAATGCCATCTTCGGTGAGAGTGAATCAGGCAAGACTTGGCTGGCACTTGAGGCAATCCGCCAAGAGCTAGAGAAGAATCAGATTGTCTTTTACATTGACTTTGAAGATTCGGCTCGTGGCATCCTCAATCGCCTCAAAACGATGCGAGTGCCGACCGAGAGGTTCAAATTCTTTCGTTATGCAAACCCTGACACTCGCCTAGAGCCTGGCATCGGTGAACTAATGCGAACCGAGATAATGGCCTATCTACCCACCCTCATCGTCGTCGATGGGGTCAATGCAGCGATGAATCTGCTCAATCTTGACCTAGAGAAGAATAAGGATGCCACTCACTTCTCACAGACGATTCTCAAGCCTTTAAGGGTCGGCGGTGCTGGCATCCTGACAATCGACCATGTGACCAAATCGAAGGACAACCGAGGCAATTACGCCATCGGAGCACAGGCAAAGCGAGCTGACATTGATGGCGCTGCCTTTGCGGTGTCGGTGTCGTTGCCATTCGGCAGGGGCATTGACGGTGCCTTGGACATTACTTGCACCAAGGATCGTCCTGGCTTTGTCCGTGCCATCTGCCCTGATGCCAAGACCGTCG